ACATAATTTGCACTTGGCATATCTGACAGAGTGCACGCCTGTATCATTAATCCAGCGAATACCGTTTCCCAGTCGAACCCGGTTGCTTTACATATTGCCCGGACAGCACAATCTCCTGTTCTCTTATCCTTAACAGGATTTGGATTGAAATATTCCCATCTATCCATCAGTCAATCCCCTTTGCTGTTTTATATCGTTTTGCCGCTCCTCTGGCTTTTGCGGCGTTCTGGCGGTTCCATTTCGCTATCATAAGGCGGTCTTGCAGTTCTCTTAGGTCGTTCTGCTCGCAGTAATCTTTGTATGCAGCATTTTGTTTCTGTAAAAGATAAGACTTCCGGTCAAGGTCTTGCTGGAGTGCGAATTTCGCCTGTTCGTCCTTGCAGTTATCAACCGCTGCTTGCATTCCGAGGACTTCGCGCTTCGTTTTTCGGATTCTCCGCTCATAAGTACGTTGTCGCTGTTCCTTTTCGTACTGCTTGCCTTTGTCGGCTTTGTCCTGTGCTGATAGTTCTGCGTAGGGATTCGGCATTCCTTCCGCCCAAACTGAAAAATGATGTCTGCAATTTACTCCGCATATTCCATCAGCTTCACCATAATGACAATTTTCAATAAAATCTGGATATTTGTTCATTCTTTACTCCAATAGTCTTTTTCTGCTTTTTCACGAGCAATAATGGCATCTTTTAAGTTATCAAATTGACCTATATAATGTCTCTTATAGTTCGCAGTAATGCACACTCTATACTTTACTTTTCCACTTTTTAACTTTCTTTCAGATATTCCGGGAACACCGATTTTATTATCAAATCTTACGCCCCTGTTATGGCAATTTTCAATATGCGGAATCCATCTGCAATTATCCGGTGAATATCCACTATCGTTATTAATTCTATCAAGTGTCAAATCGTCTGCGTAACCATTTTCCATAGACCATTTGTAAAAATTAATAAAGCCATCTTTCCCAGCCCATTCGTCACAAACCTTTATTCCACGTCCACCATAATTTTCATAATGCGATGCAGATGGATTTTTGCATCTATGAAGTACCCCTCTCCATTCTTTATGTATTCTGCTTTTACTCATTCCATGCTTTAATGAAGCCTGAACAGCTCGTTCTTTTTGCAAACATCCACATGATTTCGTGTGACCAGAACGTAATTTATTTGAATCGACAAACGTTATGTTTCCACATTCGCACTTGCATTTCCATTTATGAACACCTTTTTCACGCTTCCCTTCTCCTATTACTGTAAGCCTTCCAAATTTCATTCCTACATCTACTTTTTCCATAGCTCTTTTCTCCTTTCAACTGCTTTTATCTACATTCAATTATATCATTATTTTATTTTAATTGCAAGTAGTTGAAAGTTATGATAAACTTTAGTATGAAAGGAGTTGAACAAAATGTCAAATAATAGAGGCTTAAAAAACCGTGTAGCAATATCAAATGCTATTGATCGTGAAATTTACGAAAAATTAAAATCGTATTCTGATGATACTGGAATACCTATCAGTAAATTGCTCGATAAAGCAATTTCATTGTATCTCGATTCTATCAAAGATAAGGCTTGATTTCTTTTAATTTTTCCCAGTCTATAGAGAATACCTGCCCTTGCCACACTTCATGGCTTGGGCGGCTTCCTATATGTGCCGATGTCAGCACTAAGCCATATCCCATTTCTTTCATTCTTGCTAGCTGAATATCAGCACATGCCTGTGCTACGCCAGTTCTAACAGAACGCGCAACTGCGGTTTCAATCGTGTCTTTTCTGCCAGATGGATATGTGACTGTCACGCCATCTGATACAACGTTATTAACTGCCTCTTTGATGGCTTGCGTATATCCAACTGCCCCAGTCATCACATGATTATACGCAAGGTCGCATTGCTCGATATAAAGTCTCTGAGCGGCACTTGCGGTGGTTCTTGTGAAGTTCTTCCACTCTCCCATAGTCGCAAGCATATTCCGCTCCATGAGCCTTATCATAGCCGGCGACTGCTCAAGCGGTACGGGGCTTAATCCTGCCGCCTTGTATATCTTATCATCATAGTTCATTGCAGTGATTCCGGCATCCTCAAACGCTTCGAGAAGCTCCTGCTGTTCACGTTTGGTATATCTGGATAGTTCCGCCAGAATGTCCTCTAACAGTTCACCGGATTCCTGTAGCGTTCTGATTCTCCACGCATCGGCATTGGTTAGGATATAATCCTCGCCTCTGCCGATTCTTGCCATCATCCGTGACACGATCTCAGAGATGATATACTGATGCAGTTCTTCGGCAATCTGCTCACTGCCCTCTGTTATCCGGTGTAAATATTCTGGGCTTAACATAACTATTCATCTCCAAACAGTTTCGGTTCGTCTGGCTGAGCTTCTTTAACCATTGCTTTCGCATCATTTTCCGTCATTCCTTCAAACTTTACGAAATACAGCCATGCTGGAACTTTGCCAGTGGTCACATACTGCCACCATCTTGCACGATCGTTTTCTCTGACATACAGGATGTCTCCGAAATCATAATTGACTTCATAAGCTCCGACAGGTGCAAGTCCGTACAGGTCAGCGTAAACGTTCAGTGCGTAGATTACTTCATTCAGACAGGATTCCAGTTTGTCTCGAACGTCCTTAATGAACTGTACTGTCCTCTGCTGTTCTGCTTCTACTCCTGTAGCCGTCTGAATACCGCTAGATTCATTAAAAACAAAATATCCATTAGAGAATCCAATCTTGTACCCCAACTGGCTTAAAAGGGCATTTATGCCGGCTATACGGGTATCTGTATTGAGTTGCGGATTGATTTCCTGATAAAACTCTTTCTCGTCCTGTCCGAATACATTCTTAACAAAGTGCGGTAATCGCATCTCATTTCGTCTATTTTCCATGCCCTGTGGTGACATAGCTGATACAGGCGTGCCGCTTGGCATCAGCAGTCTATCATCTGCCAGAACAATCTTCTGAGAATCGAAAATCTCTCCGGCGTTACGGCTGTATGCAATGTCGAGGTCCTTCAGTTCTTCGATAGCTTCGGCAAATATTGGAAGTCCAAGTGGTGTACTGATATCCACATTGTTCGCCTGTGGTGTTCGCAGTACTCCATACAGAGGGCCGTCCAGCTTCTCCCCGTTTGCTTTGAGAATCGGTGGTGTATCTGCCATGAGGTCGGCCCATTTGGTCTGTTTAAGGTCAATCTTATCTCCGATTGACTGAGGGGATTTTGATACATAGGCTCTATTAGAAACGTAGTACGGATAGGTTGTTATACCATCCACGGTGGTCTCAACAAAACGATGATATTCAAGCCTTGTATAGTATTTCCGTCCAACAACATAAGAATCCTTGAATATAATCCCTTTAATTTCCTGATTGTCGTAGTCCACAATCATCATATCTGCCGGAGTAAATACGTCAAGGCTCTCACCGTTTGGTTTGATAAATACTGTTCCATAGGCACAGCCATATTCCACCCAGTGACGAATCTGGAAATATACCTTGTCAATCTGTTCCTGTAACCATGTAGCCCTTGCAGAACCGTCTATCTGAATGCCGATCGCCAACGTTGCGAGCCGTGCTGTCTCTGAGCAGACAGATTTCGCAAAATTAATCGTCTTGATATTGTTCTTATCATCTAGCCATTCCGGCGCACCTCTGTAGATGTTCGCACACCGGTTAATCAGTGATTCCATCTCCGGGAATTCTGCTGCCTGGATGTTAAAATCCTCTTCAGCTTGTTTTTTGAAAATCATGTTAAACCACCTTTTTAATACTGTTATAAGTCCCATTACGCACTGTAACCTCTCCTGTTAAACAACGGCTCATAAGCATACCTGAGTGCCGATATTGCGTGGTCGTTTCCGTCAGGATAACCGCTTATTACATTTCCCTCTTTGTCCCTGTCATACTCATACTCCGTAATTTCCTTATATGCATTCGGTGTACGCTTCGGATCAATGACTATAGTCTTTGTCTGTAAGAATTTAAAACCATACTCGATACTTCCCGGGCCTTTAATCGCTCCTCTGGCAGGAAGTCCGGCATCCCGGAAGTCGTTCACAGACTTAGGTTCCGCAGAATCACATATCATTGTGTAATCATCATAGCCTTTTTTCTTGATCCAATCAGCGGTCTTGGAGTTGCTCCATTTATTTACATACAATTCGTCAATCAGATATATCTTTTCTCTAGCAGAATCGTAATAAGTTCGGAGATAGCAGAAGGCATCCGGGTACCATCCATAATCTACGCCAGCGAAAATACGATCCATGTGGCTGATCTCTTCGTCTGTAATATCTCTAATCTCCAGATATTCAAATACGTTTCCGCCGTCACCATTCGGAACACCCAGGTATTCATGCTCATAGGCTTCTGGATTGATTTCTTTCAGATGTGCTGCATCGTCAATAAACTTCTGTCCGAGCCACTCCGCCGGGGCTTCCAGATAACTTGAATGATGAATAACTCTTTTCGGGTTAGGTACGAGCTTGATCCTGTTTACCCAGTTTGATTTTGATTTTGGTGGGTTATATGATGAAAAATCATAGGATTCATCACCACCACGAAGCACTGACTGATTAACAGAACGTTCCTGAGCATCTCCCTTCATTTGATCTTTTTCTTCTTTCCAGAGGATTCCGATATACCCAAACTCCGGCTTAATAGATTTCAGTTTAGTTTCGTCGTCCAGGCCACGGAAGTATATTGTCTGCCCTGTCTTAATATACTTGATCTCAAGTGGCGACACCTTACATTCAAATTCTTCCATCAGTCCCAGTTCGTTGATAGCCCATTTCATATTAGCATATACAGAATCTTTCAGAGTACCGGCCACCTGTCTTGTGATGCAGGCGTGCATCTGAGGATTATTCTTAATAAGCTCAACAATCTTAAAAGCTACGAATGAAGATTTCAGACCACCTCGGCCACCCTCAAATACATATTCGATATTAGGCTTAATCTGTCGGTTAATGTCCACGAATGCCTTGCCAAGTACTCTAGCAGGAAGTTCATATTTTTCATCATCGTCTTTTGAAGCTGCTGTTAGCTGCTCCCATTTTTCGATAGCCTGTATATTTCCATCTACCGCTTTTTTATACAGAGAATTTGCTACGACCGCCATGTTATTTGCGTCTTCGTCAGCAATCCCCATTTTTGCAAGTTTCTTTTTTGCAGTACTTGATGCAGGACTTTCAGCTATAATTTTCACATAATCAGAAAGGGCTTTTTTTTGTCTCCTAGAATATCCAGATGCAATACCGCCTTTTTTTCCGTTTCTCGCCGCTTCCTCGCCGCTTCGAAACTGTGTCGCCACTCCATTATTTAAATTCTGGTCATTTGCCATCCTATCAACATCCAATCATACCCTTTCTGAATTAAGCTATAAAACCCCATAGTAACACTTCTGAGTATATTCTATCATAGGTTGGTGGAAAAGTTGTGGTACATGTTTGAGGAATTTTGCGTTAAAAGAGAGCCGGTAAATACCGACTCTCTAATTTTATTCATTACTTTGTAATTTTCTGATTACCTCGCCCTGATCTCCCGGACACCCCATAAAGCACTCCGGACAATGTTCGTAGAATGTGCATCTAATACAGTCATGTGGACTAATTGAGCTGCAATATTGATGTAGTACTGTGAATGCTGATACGGCGAGCTGCGGGGTTACTTCTGGTGTAAGTTTGTTATTCATTTCTTCATCTCCTCCAACTTCTTCTCAGCTTATTCACGGGTGAGGAATATTGTCTTGCCAATATCATTTTTGAAACACATTAACTCGCCGCAATCTCTATCAATTACTTCCAGATTGTATGACCTTCTTGTTATGTTAATTTGCGTTACTGTTAATTCGATGATAGGATTTTTAGCACCCTTATTAATCCTAAACATTATATCTCCAACCTTACACGGCAATCTCACAAGCAAGCCCTGTTCTTCTAAATCTTCATAATCGCAAAGCTTTCGCGCCGCTGAAATGTAATCGTGCTGTTTAACCCAGACATCTGATTCTCCGTCTGGTGTAATATCATATCTTTCTGTTAATCTCTCCATCTACTTCACCTCTTCCATCTGACTTTCTACAGTATCTGCAAGTAACTTCAACGATTCAATGAATGTATCCGCCAATGCTGTTCTGTCTGGGTATTTAGTGAACGTTCTGACAAGTTTTACTGCATCCTTGATTTTTTTTTCATCTTCGACGATTTCAGATGCTTCACACAATGTCTTTCTAGCATATCTGCAAGTAACGATCTTACCGTCGTAAAAAATCAATATGTTTGGAAATGGAATTTCAATAGGGTTTAAATGGTTTTCTCTTGCCCATGTGAACCCTTGAAGTTTTGCCATTTTCAGAACGCTCAAATATTCTTCCTGCGTTCTTACAAATACGTTTTTTCCTGTTAAATCAATCATCAGAACCTCCCTTTTACAATCGTATTAATGCAAGTGTTCCAACCAACTGCAATAATATTTTTGTTTGCTTTCGCGCTGCTGGTTGGGTCGACATATTCCTTTTTATCTGTCAGTGGCTTCAATGGACACCAATCAGGCTTACCTTGACAATATCCATATTCACAATCAATTTTCTTCATGGAATTTGTGTCTTTATCGTCATCTGAGATTGAACAACATGCTTCAACGCCTTCATCTAATTCATAACAGAATTGGCAATCTAAGCAGTTCTCTGGTGTATCGATCACCAATACTGATTTACTCATCTGATTCCTCCTGTAATAATTCTTTATTGTCGAAAATGTTCCCAACCACTTCAAAATGTTCCGTGTCAAACTCATCAAGATACTGTCTGTCTATGCTATTGGCTTCGCATGTTACCCATCCCGCAGCACCCCATTCAACAGTTTCATATGTTGTATCTTCCGGGTATAATTCGTCCAAGTGTGCCATCAGAATATCATTTTCCCAAATTCTCTTCCCGTTCTTGTCGCAAAGCCCCGTGAACTGGCAGAGGGTTTTTGGATCAATTTCCGCATATTCCCACACTCTATAACTATCAGTGTGGAAGATAAAATGCTCTTCATTGTCTAAAAGGTCATATCTTTTCTGATAATATCCCTCAACCCATTCACCATTATCAACCCGCTTTGCCTTGAAAAGAATTTCTCTCATTCAGTTCCACCCTCCTTCACGATTTTGATTGCAAATTCAAACGCATCAGTTTCACCCTCGAAATACTCTGATATATTTTCTTTCTGTAATGCAGTAGCTCTTGCATTTCTTGTTTCCAACTGCTCAACAACTTCATCCACATCAAAAGCTGTCGGCTGCTTGTTAACGCAATCAATAAACTCTTTCTGGTCAGAACTAATACTTGTTCCAATCTCCCAAATTTTGATGTATTTGATTAATTCGTCTGCATCTATTAAGCGCATTTCCATCAACCTTTCTCATTAAAATCCAAGTCAACTCTAATCACATCTGTTTCTATCGCTGAAAGGCAGCTTACTTTCAAGTCATAAAATGGTTTCAGCAGCTTTGAACCGGCATTGAATATATCGTAATCGTCCCATCCTCTGCCGGGTTGACATATCTGGATTTTCTCACAACTGTTATCACTTACGCCGATTGCTGTCAATAATTCAATTAATTTCATTTTTCCTCCTCCCACACTCCCAACAACCGCATTCTCTCATACAGTACAGCGACGGTCTTACGCCTGTATCCGTAGAAGTCTTTCGGGTTCATCGGAATATATCTTTCTCTGCTGATTTTTCTGTAACTTTTCCGGCGTAGGATATTCTCAATAACCATATCCGCTATCACCGTGTTCTTCGGACAAGCTGACAAGGCAGCACTGGCAAGCAGGTATCCGTACTCTGCCGGGAAGTCTTTCAGCATCGTGTTCAATTTTTCAATGTCCTCTGCCGGAATACCGTAGTCTTTCAGCTTTTTGTTCCTTGTCAGCATACCGTTACTCCTTTCTATTTGTCTGGGTGATGCTTGTCGTACATGATCGCCACACATACAAGACTAACCACTCCAAATATAGTTCCAAGGGCGAATCCTAATAAGAATGCAATCATGATCTGCCCTCCTTATATGGTTCTGGTAGTGGCATCCATGCTGTGACTTTCCAATACGACCTAGCACCAGTTAGTCCCCAGCGTTTCAACTTGCTTTGAAATTTTGCATAGGTTGAACGATATGTTCTTCCGTCCATGCAAGTCACTTGATACGTACCGCTTGCTTCCGGTAATCTCTCACTGACCGGAATCCATCCGTTTTCATTCTCGTCCTGTTCGATGGCTTCTTGCAACTCATCAATTAATTCCACATAAGTTACAAATGCATCCCTTTCTTCGAGGATTTGATTGTCAGCTTCAATGTATTTTTTCAGTAATTCTTTTACATGCTTCATACTTTCACCTCCGAATCTTCTGGCATCTGAAAGATCATTTTCTTCATAAGCGCTTCTCCAAAAGCTTCAGCCAAAAGCTCATTTTCTTTTGATGCTGGCGCTTCTGCGAACATCTTTTCAATATTCGGAACCGCCATTGGAATCAACTCTGCGTCTGCATAGGCTTCCTGGATCATATCCAGTACTTTCATGACTTTTGTTTTGGTGGAATATTCAGCGATAATGCAACAACTGCCTTGACTTCCGACATATATTGTTGTCGCTCCATTAATGTCTTGAATTGCAATACTGAAAGCATTATCAATATTTACTATTATTGTTTTATCCTGACTTCTGATTAACATTTTGTGCCCTCCTTATCACTTACTCTTCGATTCCACTGCTCTACGGCTTCTTTCTCTGTTTCTCTCCAACGTTCAACCATTCCATCACATTCTGTACAAGCTACAAGATATTCTTTTCTTGAATCGTTATATTCATTAATCAGCATTTCTGCCTTTCCTCCGCAAAACGGACACGGTTTTAATGGTTTTAATTTATCCATTTTCCATCCTCACTTTCCCCATGTAAGCAACTGACACGCTATTGTGCAGTTGGTACATGATTTTATACTCCCATCTTCTTGACCAGATTCTTATTCATCTCGTCAAATATTACATTTGTATTCTCCTCGATGTCCTGCATCATGCCCAGGACGCTCATTTCGCCCCTATTTGCCATTTTGACGTATTCGTTGGCAGTCTGCATAACTGTGAGTAAACGTTTCGTAGAAAAGCCATATAAACGCCTCAGAGCCATCATTGTAGTAACGACATTAATCGTATCAGCCCAATCTTCTCCATCATTGAATCCATTCTCATAAGCTTCTTTCTCCATACTTTTGATCTGGCTATGGCAGTTCTGCATAGCTCGCCCAAACGCCTGAGCTGCCTGGTTGGACTGAGCTAGAGGAAGTCTCTGCTTTCGTGGTTTTACCTTTAACTTACTGCTCACGCTTCACACACCTCCTGATTTGCCCTGTAACGGCTTCAAACTCCTTAAGCAATGAGCCATCATTATTCCGGTTCAAAGTCCGATCATAAGCCGGAGAGACGTCCCACAAGTCATTTACGAGAACGCCGCGCGCCACGCTGTTGAGTAGTGCGCTCTGATGTGCTCCTGTGATGCTTATGATCTCGTCAAGGGTGAACTCTCCAACATATTCAGCGCCTTTGAACAGTTCATACAGTTTCATGTTTCTTCCTCCTTGTCACTAATTCATATCCTGTCAACCGGAACGCTCTCGGTGTCTTCGGGTGATCCGTTTCGATCAATCCATCCGTTCGCAGCATGTCCATGTGGCGAAGCACCGTGGCATTTGATACGCCGACGCCGTCAGCAATCTCTTTATAGGACGGTGCGTACCGATGTTCTTTGATATACCGACAGATGTACAGATATATGTCTTTATGGATCTGCTGACCTTCTTTATACTTCTGTTTGTACATTTTTTCTCATTCCCCTCTGTTTAGAATTAAGAAGTCTGTGAAAAGCTCTTATGTTGTCAAGCAAGAACTGCTTGTCGTTCTCGTCCGGACATGCCCCTGCCAGTTCTCCCAGCTCTGTACAGGTATCATAGACTTTGCTGGAATATTCGTCTGTAATCTCTACTGAATAGAATTCTTTTATAGCTTTCCAATATTCCGTCATGAAACTTTGTATGATAGGAATATCTTTTGCTTCTACTTTCATCCTCCACCTCCCTTATATGTAACCTATTTGAAAAATCCGGTTTCATTTGGGTTACAAAAAAAACCAGTATTTATGCGGGTTTGTAGTGTTTGCAACCGTGTAACCGTGTAACTCACACATTTCCTATATAGGAGAAAAAAAATAATTTCATTCTCATATTTTTATTTTTCTATATATATATATACGTTTCGAAAAGTTACAAGGTTACTCGGTTACAAATTAATCGAATACCGGATCCGATATCTGGAACAAACTCGCTTTTTGCTCTTCCAGGTATCCATCAAGATCATTCACCACTTTCAAACAGCAAAACTTTTTTGGATTCCTGCTTTCTGACTCTCTCTTCAGAACGTTACCGTACTTATTATTGGAAATAACAAGCCCCATTTTCATGCCCCATGACAAAAACGCCTTTTTGGAATATCCGCCATTTTTGCAGATATTATTGAGCGCAGTGGGATAGAAGTACACTAATCGGTTCATTTCTTCATCTTTTTCAATGGGATCCCCCCATTTTTCACAAGGCGTATCAACGTCAAAACGTTGCTCATTCATAGAAATCATATCCACCAGGTACTCATAACAACGTTCATTCGGAGACACATCTGATACATCAGCAAGAGTGTTTTTTGCATCTTGTATATCAATATACTGCAAGTCCTTGAAAAGCATATCTGTGGCGATTCTATCTGCAGTCAGAACAATTGATAAGGAAAGTAGCTGTTTATCCGTTTTATCGTCTGATGCGATTTTTTTCAAAATCTCCTGCTGGATATTTTTAATCTTATCAACACTCATTTCTTCCAGCGCCGCCACGAAGTCTTTCCCAGCAAAGCCATAGTTTTTCTTAAGAATATCAATAGTATCTTGCGGATTTTCGAACAACTTATCATGCGTGCATTCTACTTCAAGGATACGGTTTACAGCACCGCCCTGGTTCACGTAGGACTGCAATGGATACTCACCGTTTGTGAGGATACACAACTTCCACGTGCTTTCTCTTGTTAACCCCAGTTCTTTGTTGGACCTGGTTTTTCCTTGACCGGAACAGAGATCATACACGATTCGCTCAAAGTTTTCCTCGATCTTCTTATCCTTCTGGCTTGTATCATCAAGGATAAGGGGAAGATTATTGAGCATGTCAGCTTTTACTTCCAGGCCAACATCCGAACTCTTGAAGTTTCCTATATACTTGTTTTCGGACGGATCCGCCCAGACCGAAGCGGCCAGCATGTGGGTAACGGACTTTCCGTTTCCAGTAAGGCCCCATAAATCGGTAAAAAATGGAAGCGCATCCAGTGGCTTAATCAGAACGCTGGCGAAAGACGCTGCCAGCATAAACTTAATTTCGAATTTATCCTGCTGCCTGATCTTTTTTACATGCTCATACCAAGCTTCCCTATCTCCTTTTACCTGAATGGCTTCAAAAAGTTGCCTGAACTTCGCATCCCCATCAAATATGATTTCCTCACTGTATGGCAGAAAACCGTCTCCAATCCATCCAAGCTTTCCGGACGAATATTGTATTTCTATGTACTCATCGTTCAGATTTTCCACATCCGATAAGTACCTTACAAGGTGTTTAGCAGTTTCTGATGTTACAGCTATCCCGTTCTTGGATAGCCCTACAATCTTGGACGCAGTTGCTACGACATCTTTTGGAACAATAATCTCTTGCCATCTATTGTTACGTTTAAAGGCAATTTTTATCTGCTCCTCGCCTGTCTGAATATTTTTTAGGCGTTCAACCGGCAATATAGGATGATAGCAGGCCCTAACATCTGTTATTCCAGTAGTAGAATTCCAAGTGCAAATTCCATCGTCTGCTGCAATCCAGTTTCCACAGGCCATTCTATCATATGGACTATCCGTAAAGTTCGTATAGTGTTCTACAAGGCTAGCTTCTTTTAATTGCCTCTGGATGTCTTCCCGTTCTTGCCTTTTTATATCTTTTTGCACTTTTTTGTATGCGTTTACCACGCTTGTAAACTCTGTTTTGCACCTCAATTCAGATGCTCGAAGCGCAAGGCTGGCCAACAGTTCAGCCCTGTAAATCTCATCCTCCTGATTGAACACCTCATCCAGCACTTCCCGAGACATGATGGATTTCGAATCCAACTTGTTCAAAGGAACCATCTATATCACCTCTTTTCTAATACGGTATACCATTCAATTCTCCATGCAGGTACAGTGCTTTTTGAAGTGCATTCCATGCTTCACACCATCTGTCAGAAAGAGGGCTCCATCGCTCAATTTCCGCCCGATAAAAGTCAATGTCAGACAAGCATTCTTGCAGTTCAGCCTTTTTCTTCTGTTCTTCCTTCTGTCGCATTTCCATCTGTTTCTGATGGTGATATATTGCCATTCTGGAAGAAAAATCTGGTTTCTGGTAAGTTCCGCCAAGTATGGTAAAAGCTGTCTTAAAATCGCAATTATCCATGTTCTGGACGAATGTAAATATGTCACCTGTTGCACCGCAGCCAAAGCAATAATAGCTGTCTTTGTAGATTTTCATAGATGCAGTGTGATCACCTCTATGAAAAGGACACCGAATAAATCCGGCTCTGTTCGGAACCATTCCGTATCTGCTCAGAACATCTCTCATACTGTACTGCTGCTTAATTGTCTCTTTGTCCATTTGACAAGATCTCCATTATTTGTTTTCCAGTATCTTTTTTATTGCAGAACAGAAATTCAACGCCATATTTCCGCTGCATTGTGCAAAGAATCTTATACAAAACATCACCGTGCATGACTTTCTGCTCCTGTTCCACCCAAACACCGCTTTTCTTAACTCTTTTCTTTCCACGAGGATTCTCCCACCAGAGAACATCGTCCAGCTTTTCAATCCCTTTTCCATGCTCGCACAGAAACACAAGTTTTATTCCTGCTTCGTTTGCCCGGATAATTTCGGCACGGAATCTTTCATGCTGCTGACATACATTACCGCATAATTCAGAAAGATTTTGTTTCCGGTCAACAACCAGTCGAGGGTTGTCATAATTCATGTAATCCCCGACATAAAGCTTTGACACGAACCATTTTTCTCCTGCTGCATCAAATGCTTTTTTAATGCCATCAATAACTTTTTGATGTTCCCTACTGTCAATTTGTATCATGCGAACGGCAGCTCCTCATCAATTCCATCTGGAATATTCATAAATCCGTCCGGGTCGACTTCTGGACGTGGAGCTTCTGATTTGCACTGACTCTGATTAGCGCTTTTACTTTCGCCAAACTCAATTTCTTCCACAACAATGTCCGTTGTGTATATCTTCTGTCCATCGCGATTGGTGTAGCTGCCGGTCTGGATTCTCCCGGATAAATCCGCTTTCATTCCTTTAGAAAAATATTTCTCGATAAATTCTGCCGATTTTCCGAAAGCGATGCAATTCAAGAAATCTGCTTTCTGATCGGAACCCTCTTTCACGAATCTCCTGTTTACCGCAATAGAAAACCTTGCAATAGATGCTCCGTCATTGGTGTACTTGATTTCTGGATCACGTGCAAATCTTCCTGTAAGGATTACTTTATTCATGCTGTTGCTCCTTTTTCTGTATGCTGTTTGTCATAGTCAATTAACATTTTGAGACATTTGTGTCCTTTCTCTTTTGTAAGTGACTTAATGTCATTTACCTTGAAGCGAGCCTTGATCTGATCTAAAAGTTTAGCTTCCGGGTACTTATCAATAATGTTTTTGATTGACATAGTAGTCTCGGAACTAATCATCTCGGTTTCTTTTGCCGGTTCCGCTTTCCTACCGGACGTTTTTTCTTTCTCTCCTGTATTAGTAGAATCGCTGTCTTTGTTATCATCAATACAGAACAGCCCATTTAAAGCGTACTTTCTGGCATAGGATGAAGCTGCGCCTGTTACCTGTGAAGAATCCATGCCTTTCTTAGACTCTTCTTCCCTTGCATAAGCAACGGTTGTAATCTCGCCGGTATCTTCACAGTCATTCAGGTGAGCTTCTGCTCTGACGTATATTCTATCCCCGACAACTTCCATCCGATCTGTGACGCTTAACACGGTCTTTGTCTCTGTCAGAAGTGGCTTTACAGCCTCCAGAATATCCTCGCAGCTCCTGTATTTGTATTTCCCGAAGGAATTGTACTGTCCTTTAGGGGCTTTCAGCTTTGACTGAATAATACCTAACTTCTCATATATATTCACTGTTATTCCTCCTTGTCATAAACTACATGTTTGCTTCCCTCAATAATCAGCAAGCTCGCAATATCTTTCATATAAGGTTGATTCGTTATAGATTTCGACCAGTGCGTTGTAAGCACCTGTTGATACTTTCACAACCGGGTTGTCCTTATCGGTTGCAGGCTGCTTCTTCCTTGCCGGAATACGGATTTCAAATTCACTCACCGATATATTTCCTCCTTATACGATTTCTGAGCCGTTAAAAGCCCATTCAGAGCCTGTACGTAGCTCGCTAATGTCCTCGCCTTGTACGAACTCTCGATGTAGTTATCAGCTACAAGAGAAAGCTGCTCATCTATCAGAGCAAGGATTTCGTTAATTCTATCCTGCATCTTTTCTCACCTCACTAAAGAAACAATACACATTGTCAGATCCATCTCCTCTCGCCGGATTCTGCTCGCCGCTTGGAAAGATTCCACCAGCGCAATGATACTCAAGATGATTCAGATACATGTCCGGGTTCTCCCAGTCAAGAATGTACGCTTTCCGCTTATTCAGCTCTGACAGAAGCTCATTTACTGTCACTGTCAGTTCCATTGTCGGCAGGAGCTTCAATTCTGTCTGATTCAGCATTTAACGGGCACCTCCCATCTATCAGAAGTTCCAGCAAGAAAGCTTTGATTATTCTGAGACTTTCACGACTTTCTTTTTCGTAAAACGGATTAAAAGATACATTCTGATACAAATCCCATTTAAATTTGCCTTCGGGAAGGTTAACATCTTTCTTCCTTCTAAGTCCACATACGCTCATGCCATAAATTGAATAATTGAACGAGGCGTTTGCTGTCGGAACTTCGCTTGCAACTCTTTTACAGAGTTCGTAAATTTCGTCAATCTCTTTCTCAAACATTCCCATTCCCCTTTCTCTCTGGCGTATCAATATCCCAGAGAATTCCATATACAATCATCGTATTCATCACCGCCGCAAAAAGCTGTCTGCCCGATCCGCCCCATTGCCAGAACGGAAGGAACGTGGAAAAGCTCCCGATCAGTGCGGCACAGATGATATTTTTCAAGTTATTCACTGATACCTCCTATGATCCACGCAAGGTTGCTCGCCACAAGTGCGGCGGCTGTCACAATCCATACCGTGAACCATCTTTTTGACTTTTTTTTACTTTCTTCGACAATTTCAGTAGCAAGTGCTACTTCGATGTCAGCCCATGTTGGCTGATTTTCGTTTTTAATTTCACTCATATCGTGCTAATTTCTCCTTATTTATCTTTACAATTAGCAGATAGAGGCTTATAATTAACCTGTATCTACTAAATCGTGCTTAGTAGATGCAAGCCCTGGGGTGGAGGTTTCGGCTCCCTCCGGGGCACCTACTTATTAAGAGCTGCCTTGCCTTTCCAGACATGTCCGGTCACTTCATAGACTTTTCTAGGGCTTATAATGTAAGTAATTCGTCCACCGGAAAGACTTTTTGCCGGCTTATTATTCTGGATTGCTGTCCCGATCGGCAACCATCCGTACACAATTCCTGCTCGGATTGCTGTTACAGGAAGTCCGATCAGCTTGCTTGCATCAGATACGCTCATATTCTCTGATGAAAACTCTGGCATCTGTGGAATGCCCGATATGATTCTCGCAATCTCTGCGGCAAACTGATGAACTTCTGCATTTTCTTTGATGTAAGTATCAACTTCGCTCATGTTCCCCTCCTTGTTAATTCGTGCTATACTCTCCTATGAAAGGAGGTGTTAAAAATGACTTACGATGAATTTATGTCGGCCATTAACTCCGATGTTGAAAGAATTTTAGATGAAAACTCTGTTAATGTTGCTCAGAGCCTGCTACAAGGTCTGTCAGAAAGTGAACCTTGCGTATCAAAAGAACAATTTCAAATCATCAGAAACGCCGTAAATACATCTATTCAGTCTTCTGTTCAAATAATGTTCGATTACCTAGATTCATTCGGAATGCTGGAGTACGAACACCTGACTGAGCATCACGAGTCGCCTGTTTTAAAAGTGATTCAGGGCGGACGTTCGGACGCTGAGAAGAAATAATTTGTTGCTGGTCTTGAAGTTGCGATTCAAGGCTGGCAGCTCTTCTTTCCAATGAACGAATCCTTTTTTCAAGTGATCTACTCATATATTTACTCCTTTCTTGTGGTATACTCCCTAGAGATGGGAGGTGATATTGATATGAAGAAACCCAGTATAGCGAACGGCTCCATAGTTCCGCACAGCGTCCTTGAACAGCAAATAAAAGAAGCTAAAGAAAAAGAATTACGGAAACAGCAATGGCGACATGATTTCCGAGTAGCTTTATTTAGTGCTGTTATTGGCGGATTTACTGGATTCCTGGCTACTGTAGTCACTCAGATGTTACTTTAGCATCCACTGTGCGAGTAGGCTTCCAAGTGCTCCGCAGGTAGCCGAAAGCACAAAACAAAGAATCCAAAATGCGATTCTATTTTTCAATTTGCTTTCACCTCCATGTTACGAACTTTCTTTCTGTGACTTACTAGAATCATCCGGCTTATTCTCGGAAAAACTTTCTGTCTTACCAAGAATGTATCCCTTGTCAAATTCTGACATATTAGGAATCGCGTCTTTCAGCTTTTCAACGATTCTTTTTTCTTTTTCAGACATGCGCTCACTCCTTTCTTGTGATATACTCCCTGTAGAGGGAGGTGATTAAAATAAATCAAATTATTTCAATTTTAAAATCGGCTAAAGAAATCATTACGTTTGAAAATGTTTCCTTTATGCTTGGGTTAATAGGATCTGCTGGAACTGCTTGGCAATTATTTCAATCACGGCGTAATCTTCATTTGAGCTTACCTTATTTTGGATATAGCCAAGAAAAACAACTGGCTTTGGCTTATATTCAGTTCGACAATCTCTCAAATTCCGCAATATCAATTACAGATGTCTCAATTGTTATTAACGGAATTACATATCCATGCAATAAGTTGCCAACTATCGTTGCTTCTTCAAACCGGAAAATCGGTGGAAAAACCGTTTCTTCCGGCAGCTTGTACAATATGTCTCTTCCGGTTTGCTTGTCTGGTTATGGCGGAAGCAGTGGCTATTTTGTTTTTCAGATTCCATTAGAATCTGCTCCACCTGCATCCACGCGGCAGATGCTTTTAATCTCGACCAATCGTGGCTCGTCATTTCGAGCTGAATTGAAACCTGACCAAGAATATTTTCGCTGACGAAATAATCTAACATTTTGTTTTCACCTCCAAGTTAAGAACTTTGAACTTTTTCTTTAAAAAAATAGTCCTGTATATCATCGGCAGAAAGCTCCAGCAGATTGACTGCTTTGCAAATATCTGACTGCTTCCAAAACAGCTTTCCGTTGAGCTTCAGCGATAATGTACGCTCCGACCATTCCATAGCATTCGCAAAGGAACTCTGACTATCATATTTTTCAATGATTCTTCCTTTGAGCTTACTATAATCAAATGCCATATCTGCACTCCTTTCTAGTTCAATGTTTTGAACTGATTATAATATAACATCGCCATTACGCTATGTCAATACATTTTTTCAATATTTTTAACTTTTTTGTTTTAAGTCTTGAACTTTTGTTTCATATGTGATATATTATCATCAGAAAGCGAAAGGAGAATAATAATAATGGAAAAAGTTAGTTCATCAGAAAGATTTAAGACTTTGATGGACGAACGTAATCTGAGACAGGTTGACATTCTTAATCTTGTTCTTCCATATTGTAAGAAATACAATGTGAAAATGAATAAGTCGGATATCAGCCAGTACGTTTCCGGAAAGACAGAGCCTAGTCAAGAAAAACTGGTTGTCTTAGGAATGGCACTAAATGTTTCAGAGTCGTGGTTAATGGGATTTAATGTAGGACGCGCCAGGAAAGACACACCTAATCAGGCGAAAGAAGATTTTAATCTGATTTCAAAATTCTCATTATTAAGCGAACGTGATCAGAAAATTGTTTTAAGTCTAATTGATTCCATGCTTTCTAATTAAAAAAGGTGGGGCCTAATCGCCCCACTTCTCCAGAAATAGTTTTATGAATGTGTACAGGTACTCTAATGTACCTGTCTTTTTTATTCCATTTATCATCTCAATAATTTCTTTTTTATAATCCATAAATAACCCTCCCTGTCACAACTACCACTTACACTACAGTATATGTCCGGCTGTGGGAAATAGAACCGAACATTAGTTTGTTTCATGCCATTATATCACTAATGTTTGCTCTTGGAAACTGCCAGATATACACCGATATGTTTATGATCGCATAGAAATTATTCGTAACATCAAAGATATAGTCTTTTCTGTTTAGTGGCAGGGCGAATAAAAACAACGGCATGGTCTGCTTTATTTCATGGGTTCTATTCTTATGTAGGGTAGAAGATCTGTACGCATTTTGGACAGAATACACTTCTGACTCTTCACGGATATAATCGTCTACACACATTGGTAAATAAACAATGTAATTAAGCAAAAGCACAGCTCCTATTATAATTAGTATATTTTTGATTATTTTCATTTCATAAATCACCTCAAAACGTCTATTTACAACTAAATTTAACGATGCTATAATAAAAATAACATATTTAAACACTTTTTTTTGCAAATGGCGAAAACAATGTTTACAAGGGAATGATTTACATGAAAATTGCGATTTGTGACGATGATAATTTACGGATTGAGATTTTCAAAAATAGCATTGACCGATATCTAAAAGAGCATGGTGATGGTGGATATACATTAACCACCTACACCAGCGGAAAGCCTTTGATCGACGATGTTTCAGATGGTGAATGGTATGACATAATAATTCTTGATGTCTCCATTAACGGAGAAAATGGCATAGAGATTGCCAAAAGATTAAGAAAAATCGGATACTATGGAAATATCACTTTTTGGACAGAACGCAAAGAATATGTATTTGATGCACTTGATGTGCTGCCGGTTCATTACATCATTAAAGGCTCTGAACATGGAAGAATGCATTCAGTTGTTAAGCAGACGCTTGAAAATATCCGTGAAAAAACGCTTACTATCAAGAACAAGGACTACTTTCACAGAGCTGAATTCCGGCATATTGAATACATCGAAAGCCAGAACAAATACATAATGATCCATTGCACGTGCGGAATATCACACAAGGAACGAGGAAAGCTCAATGATATCGAAAAGAGTCTTGACGGAAGATTTTTGCGCTGCCACCAGAGCTATATAGTTAATATGGACGAGGTAAGCGAAGTAAGCCATTTTTTTACGATGGTATCTGGTGCGATTGTTCCGATCAGGCAAAGAGAACTTGCGAAAATAAGAGAAAAATATGAAAACTACGTCATTGGAGGGAAATAAAGCATGAGCGAAGAGAAAACAAAGAAATGCAAGTATTGTAAAACAGAGATTCCGGCAGATGCTAAGGTCTGCCCGCAATGCCGAAAGAAATTAAAAGGCGGAAAACTCAAATGGGTTGTGCTGATAATCCTTGTCGGAGCTATCATCGGAGCTGTAGCTGGTGAAAGTGATTCGGAATCAGATAAAAGCGCAGCAACCGCTACTTCTTCAGAAAAGAAAGAAACTACTACCAAGCAAAAAGAAGAAACTGCGCCGATCGAGTACACTGCCGTTTCCGTTAACGATATGATGTCCGATCTTGATAGTAACGCAATGGGTGCATCTGACAAGTATAAAGGTAAATATCTTGAGATCACCGGAAATCTCAGTAACATTGATGCCTCTGGAAAATACATTAGTCTCACAGCCGACGGCGATTTTGAAATCATCGGCGTACAGTGTAATATTAAAAACGACGAGCAAAAATCAAAGGTAGCATCTCTTACCAAAGGCGATAAAGTAACATTAAAAGGAAAATGCACAGATGTTGGAGAAGTCCTTGGATATTCTTTTGACATTGACGAGATTGAGTAAACCAGACTAGCTCCTGCTTAACGGCAGGGGCTATTTTTATACAAGGAGGAAAATCATGGCAAAAAGAAAGAAGTACCCGAAGTTGCCAAACAGTTTTGGGTCTATCCGCTATCTTGGCAAGGGTCGAAGAAACTGCTATGCAGTGCACCCACCAGCTACGATTGACGCAACAGGAAAAGCGATCCGTCCACCTGCGATCTGCTACGTCGACGACTATCTGAAAGGGTTCGCTGTCCTGACAGCATACAAAGCCGGGACGTACAAGCCGGGTATGGAAAAAGAACTTGAGATTGCCCCCACAACGGACGCAGATGCCCTTATAAGCCGTATTCTGTCAGACTACAATACATTTAAGGGCACAGAGGAAAAACACCCGGAAACGCACAAATTGACGTTCTCAGAGGTATACGAAAAGTTCATAGCATGGAAGTTCCCGGAAGACACCGATCTGTCGAAGTCTTCAAGGAACGCATACCACTGTGGGTATCTTAACAGCAAGTCCCTGTATGATCGTACATTTGAAGACTTGAAGGCGCCGGATTTGCAAAAGGTTATTGACGACTGCCCGCTCAAAAAGCAGAGTCTAAACACGATTCTCATGCTTTTTAAACAAATGTATAAATTCGCAATCTACTCAGAGATAGTCACGGAAAACAAGGCACTGTATGTTTCTGTTAAAGCAAAAGATGACGTTGAACACGGAACCCCGTTTTCCGATACGGAGCTTCAGACGCTCTGGCAGAACACCGACGACCCGGAAGTGCAGCTCATTCTAATCATGTGTTACTCTGGATGGAGAATTGGCGAGGTCCTGAAGCTTACGACTAATCTTGAAGAGAGATATTTCCAGGGCGGCATCAAGACCGCAGCCGGAAAAGACAGGATCGTTCCGATTCATCCGTCCATATATGAGTTTGCGAAGAACAAGGTCCTGACGCAAAACGGTAAGCTCTGCATCTATTCCCAGACGCAGCACCGAAACGCCCTGTTCTACCCTACATTGGAACGCTTGAAAATAACCGGCAACCCGAAACACACGCCACACGATTGTCGGCATACTTTTTCTACCCTGTGTGAAAAATACGGCGTCCGGGAGAACGACCGGAAGAGGATGTTGGGACATTCGTTCGGAAACGATGTTACGAACGCTGTATACGGTCACAGAACCCTGGAAGAACTCCGAACAGAAATAGAAAAGATAAAAGTCCCATTTGTGACTAACTGTGACTAACCGTTCCTATTTTTATCTTTTTTAAACTGTCTTAATCACTCCAACAAAAGCCTGCAAATCCTTGATTTTACTGGCTTTTCCGCGTTTTACAAGGGATTCCGTAAAGACATTTTCTTTAATCTAATTTTAATGAAAATCTCTAAGAATCCTTTGTTTATGCGGGTTTTCAGGCTTTGTTTGTGACTAATTTGTGACTAACCGTGTAAAACTATATCTTATTAAAATGTCGCAATTTGACGTAAAAAAAAGAGAGTCGGGTTTTTATGCCCAACTCTTTCTTTGACTGTCCACTCGTACCGCTGCTAACAGCCCCCGAATTGGGACATACAGCTCTTTCATCAATGCACGGTGGAATCAGTCTGCACTCTTCACTTGTGCTAGCCACACAAGAAACTTTACATCATAAGTTCAATCCTTGCGCGACTGTTGACAGTATAAACTGTTTTGAAAGAAAAATCAATCAGAACATAAATTTGGTTAAAAGAAAAAAGCCCCAAGGATTAACTCCAAGGGGCTTAAGTCTTATACCTTTTTGATATATTTTGCGGAAACGAAGCCAAAGTACTTTCCAGCAATGCGAATGTAATACCAAGAGTTACCGTCACTTGCTTTCTGAGTGAAGTTCATAACATCAACCTTGTTTCCTTTGTTCAATGTCGGATATTTTTTGATGTTCGGATACTCTGCTCCAGCCCATGTGCGGACGTTCAGGCTGGAAGCTGTAACCTGTCCAGTGTACAACCTCTGATTCTTGTCTTGCTTTTTGGCGATTGTTGTTGCAGTTGCAGCCACTTTTTTTGCCCCATCAACAGCAAGGTACTTCGTAGCAACCCAGCCGATTCCGATTCCAGCGACCTTGATCTTAGTCCATGCACCGGACTTTTCTCCATTGATCTCAACACGGTTTCCTTTGTTGATTTTTCCGAGAATATATCCGTTCGGGCTTTCACGGACATACAAATCGTCTGCTGTGGAAGTAGCTGTGCCAGTCGCTTTCCAAGTCGCAGTCTGTCCCTCGCTTCCCCAGTCAATCCAAACATATCCGTCGATTGCAGAATCGTTGATAGCGTAGGATTTGTTGCGCACGGCTCCGCCATTTGCAACCACACCGGCAGCACTGGAAGTGTTTCCCTCGTTAGTGTATACGATACTACCATTGAAGCTGCGGACAGAGCCAACATGGGAACCGTTGCGGAAGATTACCAGTGCCCCGACTTTTGGTGATTTATGCCATGTTCCATTGCTCTTGGCGTGATTTGTGATGCTCTTGCAGTTATAGAATCCACCGCCCATAATCTGCAATGCTCTTGTGATTCCCAGGACTTTAACCAGCTTCCAGAACTGATACTCTGCACACCATGGCTGAGCCTGGCAACCCGGCTGTCCCCAGGAATTTACGTCACGAGCAAATCTGGTGTAATTGTTGTATCCGGCATTTTTCTTAAAATCATCCAGATAGGCATTGCTTTTCTTTTCAAGATATCCGCCGTTTGAAGCATAATAATCGCCAAGTTCAAGAAATTTCTGTAATTTTGTTTTAGCCACTGTTGTTTCTCCTTTCTGTGTTGCTCCTCTATAGTCCTTGTAAAACACGTCCATATCAACATTTCCGCTGATTCCTGGAACTTTTCCCTTGCTGGAATACTGCCAGCCTACACCGACCGATGGCTTCAGCCGTGTCTGGACAGTGCCGTTATCATTTGCCGGATATCGAGCAATCCAACACTCATACTTTCTGAGTGCGTCAGTCAGAACGTTGTTATACCAGTCCATGTTGCAGTAGATACCGACTTTATAACCAGCTTTCTTCATCCTTGTCAGAAAGGCGACTGCAATGTTTTCGACTGCCTGTTTACCGAGTTTTCGCTGATTAGACCACTCGAGATCATAGAACACCGGGAAGTCCAGTCCTCGCCCGTTCAGTGCAGCGATCACATCTTCCGCTTCGTCAATAGCCTGAGCTGGTGTCAGAGCGTATGAATACTTATACCCACCGATAAGGATTCCGTTGTTCTTGCACCCCTTGTAGTTGTACTCGAATGAGCCGTCAATGCCGGACCTCTGATGGATTCTCAAGATTGCGAATTTGATGCCGGATTTAGCCACTTTCGGCCAGTCCGGTTTTCCTTGATTGGATGATACGTCAATACCTTTAATTTCCAATTTATCAACTCCTTTTTATGAAATTTTCAAAGTTTCTTAATCAACAAAATGGGAAGAGGAAAATTATAAAAAAGCATAAAAGCATGTGATCATCTGAGTTTTTGTCGATTTTATTGTTACGGTCCTATCCGAATTGCTGACAGTGATACCGTCCGGAAGTGCTGATGTGGTCACGGTATAACCAATATTGATAGAACCTCCGAGGTAGAAAACAACCATCGCTTTCTCGATTATGATTAATCCATGAGTGGCAGCACGTACATTTTTGATAGTAAGCGATTCGCCAAATGCTTTTTCGTACCTCAGAAAGGGCTTACTATTTTATTGAGCTGAAAAGTATTTCCAAGCACTCCAAGAATCAGTCTTTTTCGTCCTTATTGCTATTTTTTCGCAGCCGAACGAAAAAGCCAATTGTGCAGTATATATTTCATTACCAGGGTTATGTTGTATAACGCAACACCCATTGCTGTCCAATTCAGGAAGCCCTTTAGGATTTATACCCGTATTTAAAATAAATGCAGCTGGTGGATTATCTAAGTCGGATACATCTTTTTCACAGATTGAAAACCGGTTACTATTTAATTCATTAAGTGCTCCAACCACCGTCTTGTTGTTCGTCTGCAAGTTGCTGATGACCGCATTGGTCAGTTTCTCAACAATCCAGTTCCAGATTCCGCTGAACGGCGAAAACTTGTTTGCCTTCGATATTGCGTCGTAAATCATCAGTGTGTCGTTGTCCGCCGGTATTGCCTTCTGTGAATACTCGTTAAATTTTCCCATTACTGTAATCTCCTTTCTAATTCCTTGATACGTCTCTCTTGTTCGTCAACCTTTGCGCTAAGTTCCTGTATGGCTTTAATGGCGTAGTTCAGCAAGTACGGACTGTTAATCTGCTTAATGTCCATCTCGCCGTTTTCGTCATAACCGCCGCCCAGAGCCAAGTTCGGGTCGATTTCTTCCAATTCGTCTGCCACGAAACCAATGTTTTGATGCCATCCGCCCATCCGCTCTTTCCAGTCGAACTGACGGACTTTCATGCGATTAACCGTTTCGAGAGCGTCTGTTTCACTGCTTTCGATGTTTTCTTTTAGGCGGATGTCGGAAACTTGTGAGGTTGTATATAAATAGTCTGTGCTAAAGCCAGATCCACCCCATTTAGCACGGATTCCTAAACGTCTGTATGTTGCCGCATCTCCATGTTTACTACCCGTTCCTGAAAAAAGATAGGCCACTTGCGAATCATCTGCGCTTACGGACGCTACCGGCTGTCTTTTAACTTTGCCGGATGTTTTTGCTTGATTTTCCAAGTCGTAAAACATAAGGGTTCCACCGACAGTTGCGTTTCCATCTGTCGAAAAATTTGCTCCAAGTTCGCATCCGTCCGTGAAAAGTGAGTTCGTGTTTATTCGGACTTTATTGTTCAGATAGCGAACAATGTAACCTTCCCATTTTTTGCTCGTATCACCTTCCATCCAAAGTTCCGGCACGTTATTTTGGACTTTTTGTGCATACAGTCCATACTTTCCAAGCATCAGTGCATTGTAGTTCTCTGAATCCGTATAGTCTGTATATAGTCGCAATCCGGCAGTGTTAAGAGATACCATCGGGTTTCCGGTGTTTTTGTTAAGCACGACATATCCGGTATATCCTAATCTTGATATCTGATTTCCGTCAGCATCGTAAATCTTCAACTGACCATTTCCGTTATTCGTGCCGCCAAGACTGATAACGCCACCCTTCATAGCATTGAATGAAATAAACAGCGTCTGGTTCCCACTTTCGTCCTTTTCGTAATACAGCCCCTTAAACTTCCCATCATCTGACAGGATATCAACTATCTGCTCCTGTGTCAGTGATGCCACATCAACCGCAACGGGATATGTCTGGTAGTCCGCAAGTTTGGTTTTTGACTGGTCAAAGTACAGCGAAACCTTGAGCATGTCATGTGCCTTGAGTGACAGGCTATTGACGTTAATATTCAACCGGTCAAGTGCCGCAGTCTGCGATACCGTGAGTATAGCCCATGTAGCGCCGTTGTCGGTGGATTTTTCTAGCTTCCACCAGCCTTTCTGCGACTGCGCAACTTCTCCGTTTCCATCACGATAGAATGAGTCTACAATGAGCGGTGCCGGTGTTATCTTTTTGTCTGCTCCCATCAGCAAAACATCAGCGTTTGACTGGAAGAAGTAAGTCCTTCCGGCAGTTCCCTGTTCACCCTTAATCTTTGTCCAACTATACTTCGTTGGGTCAGTGCTATCGTCTGGCGTGTAATCGGTATACTGCCCGATATACAGCTTATTGACACTATCATCCACGGAGAAACCTGTTCTACCATCCGCGCTATTCGCATATGCGATATGGAAGTACGGCGTCTTTCCGTTCGCTCCCGGCGTTCCCGGCACGCCCTGTGCTCCGTTTGCCCCCTTAATTAGTGACCACGTATACTTCGTCGGGTCGGTGCTGTCGGCTTCTACAAAGTCCACGTACATTCCAATATATTCACGGTTTCCGTCAGATACTGAAAAGTCTTTCGTTCCATCTGCGCTATTGGCGTAAGCAAGGTGCGTGTACTGTGTCTTTCCGTCTTTACCATCTTTTCCCGGGATGCCGTTTGCTCCGTCCTTGCCATCGTATCCATCAACGCCACGAAACCGGCTCCATGTATAGTCTGCCGGATTGGTGCTTTCTGTAGCCGTGTCCTTATTTGTTGCAATGCCGATATAGGTTGCCTGTGTCACTGTATAGATTTGTTCTCCGGCACTATCCAGAATCGGACTGCCAGTGCTGTCTAACAGCGGCACATAATCCGGGTTGTCTGACATATCAAGTCCATCCGGTCTTGTGGCGTATTTCATCCACGTGTAAGACGACTTGCCATCCGCCCCCTTCGGTCCCTGTGCGCCCTGGTCGCCCTCGAATTTCGCCCACGTGTACTTGCTCGGGTCGGTACTGTCAACGCCAGAAAAGTCCGTATAAGTTCCGATATACTTGTTTGGTGTCTTGCTCATCTGCGCCGCTGTCGGGTTCTGTACCGGTGCGTACTGGATATGCAGATACGTTGTCTTTCCATCTGTTCCAATGCCCGGAATTCCCTGCGGTCCGGCGTACTGTTTCGCAAGTGAGAACTGTTTCGATACGACAAGGTTATTCAAGTATGCCGCCTTGATGTTCACCCATCCGCTGTCTGCGGTCAGCCCGGTAACAGTGTACGTCTTAGTTTCCTTATTCCAGCTTCCCTGTATATTCTGGGACGCCGTAATAGTGTACGTACAGTTATCCGTGATATCCTGCGTGCCGTACATGACGGTCGCCGTTGTGGTGCACTCCGGGAACTCTGTATAGTTGCCGTCAGAGTCTACCGGGATTCCCTGATAGTCGTTATCAAGCTGTATGGTCATGTTCCTGGCCAGAGCTGCCATGTTCTCAACATCTTCAATCTTTTCATCAAGTGGCTTACCGCCGATAGTCACACAACTTCCGTCAATGGTAACTGATCCAGTATCCATATCCGCTTCAAATATCGCATTCCCGCTTTTGTCTCTTACAATGAGCGTTCCTGCGTTGATATAATCAGCATTAATACCCTCTGCATAGAGTAGTCTGGTTATTAATTCGCCAGTTACCGCAAAGCCGTAAGGATACGTTTTTCCACCATCAATCGACACGGCAAATGCTTCTGCTGTCAGCTTCCAGATTATGTTGGATTCCGCTATAGTTGCTTTGTTGTGCATATAGTATACGATACTGCCATCCTGCTGCGGCTCCTGTGTCATATACAGACCGCTCGAAGAATTAAGCGTTTCAGCCAATCTCTGTATAGCCTCTTCTCTTGCGGATTTTTCTTTTTGCACCATCTGACGTGCCGCAACTATAGCTTTCGTGCTATTCCCGTAAAAGTCACTACTGCCTCTGATCGGATCATCGGCCTGTGTCTTAACTGTAGTCAGGCCACCTACATTTCCGGAAACATCTGTCAGAGGAGTAACGTATTTGCTGCCTAATCGGTCGTAAGAGTACACCATGTCGCCAAACTCGACGAGCGGGTTGTATACCAGATCGCCTTCAAGATTCCGGAATCGTGCCCCTACAATCTGCTCGCCGATGATATTTGCTACCGTCTGAAGCTGATCGGTGTCAATCAACTCGTTCTCAAGTTCAAGGACGTACCCTTCCTCTCCGTACATGCCGGAATAATCAGTATCAGTATCGTCGTTTGACTGCCCGTTCGTTACCTTGATTCCAGTTATGACTATATCATCACTGGAAAGCGCAGGTGGGTTCGCGTAGGCCATCAATCTCTGAACGTCACTGCCTGGGCCGGATGTGAGAGCCAGGAACCCCTCTGCGTTAATAGTCCATCCTGGCAGAGAAACAAAACCGTCGGTATCAATAGACGGGCTAGCATCACCGAAATGAATAAACCCATCTGCGTCCACGGTCGCAGCATTGTCAGATTCCATTTTCCCAAAGTCCCATTTTACAAACTGTAGATTCCCGGAATAATCAATCCGGGCATTCGCAGACTCAACCATGGCCGCATATCCAAACAGCTGGCGAAACGTCATACTGTCAGGAACGCTTCTTATTATAATATCGCCATGTTCCATAGTCAGATTCATGCCTATGCCGACAGTCTTACAAGCATCTCTGACAAGGTTAATGAGTGACTGCGGCAGTTTCAATCCGCTGGTATATGTCTTATTCGCCTTATACATATCATCCAGTGCCGTAACATTGATGATATCTGAGTACTGCTCCGGCGTAGTGACTGTATAGACTCCCTTGTCAATAGTTTCGATGATGTCTTTTGTGGCTGCCTGCGTTGCGATGATAGGATCGCCGGTACTGTCCAGAATCGGGTTATAACTTTCATCTAACAGTGCGCTTACAGATTCCGGTGCTGCATACGACGTCTGAAGCTTCAGATAAGCATGAATCTTAGCTCCGTAAAAGTTGTAGTTCTTCCACTGCTCCTGATCGTTATTGATACTCAGCGTCAGTGTTTTGCAGACAGTAGCGCCGATCGGAAAGCTACTGCTCTCTGCACAGTCGGAAAACCCGTTATCACCGTTCATGATATCTTTATTAATAGTCTTTTTTGCCCCGTCAGGAAAGGTGATATCCACTACCATTCTGACCGGCTCACCAGCTTCAAGCTTTTCTTTAAATGCGTTACTTGCGTTAATCACAGTGGATTCACCCCCGTCATGTTAAATTCTAGCGATGATAGTATTTTTCTGTCATCTGATAATTCTCCGATAGCTATGTTTTGTGTCTGACCTACGTAGAACGGAGCGTCTCTCCAAACTCCGTAATACGGCGAAAAATAATGTAGCGTAAATTTATGTCCTTTTGCTACCATCTGCAAAATCTTAGTTGCTTCCTCCATTGGGAGGTCACTACCCTTATATGTATACTGCTCTACGGTAAACATCGGCGTAAAGTAGCCTACACCGTATTGTGTCCTCTGGCTTGATTCCGTGTAAGTCGTGGCAAAGGAGAGCGCAAGGTCTTTATCTGGCTGCCAAATTATTGTTCCGTTGATTTTATATTTTTCCATAGCGTCCTCCTTTCTATGCCATTTCAAACGGGTTTCTGCCGCTTACATCTCGTCTCATCTGCGCTTCTTTCATGATCTCGTCAAACAGTGTTCTGCGATTGATCTGAGCTGTAAATCGGTAGCTTCCGCCGCCTGCCTGTCGTCCCGCTGTTTCTTCACGGACGATCTTTCTAAGCAGAGCTTCCGGCGTCTCGATGTTGTTACCCTGTTTCTGATCGCCCAGAACTGCAAGGAACTCACTTCTTGGTGGAATAACTGCACCCTTGGCTAAATACGGGACCGTCGGCACTCTTGGGAAAGTAGCTCTGAATCCGATAGTCTTTGAGCCGAATGGGGTCGGTACTTTCCATGGGCCGAAAGAGAACGCTGATTCAATCGCACTAACAACTCCATTCACTTTACTGATAGCCCCGTTTACAACACTTATGATGTTGTTCAGAACAGACCTGATAGCGTCTCCCATTCCGTTAAATACACCGACTACAGTGTTTTTAGCGGATGTGAATTTATCAACAATAGCGTTCTTGATTCTTTCAGCAAAGCCACTAACAGTAGACCATATAGCATTCCATTTCTGATGCGCGCTGGCTTTTATGTTCCCCCAAATGGTCGTCATTTTGGTAGCTAGACCTCTGAGCTTATTCCCAATATCCTCAACAAAACGCCTTGTTTTATTAGAAATCCAATCCCATACCTTTCCAGCCATTTCTTTGATTTTGTCCCAGTTTTTGTACAGTAATACACCAATCGCAATACATGCGCCGACTGCAAGAACAAAGACTCCACCTGGTCCGATAGCTGTTGCAATGGCTTTGATACCGCCCATGATGCCGCCTGTACCAGTCATTAACGAGATAAGCCCCTTTGCGGCCATAGCGATTCCAGACACGTTTTTAATGATTATCGACGCCAATCCTGCAATCTTCGCCGCTGCGAACGCCCCGATCAGGGCCGCACCGAACGCTTCAACGATCGACTGATGATCGGCGAGAAACGTAGCTACTTTTGACACCAGATTAATCACTGTCGGAAGCCCTACCTCAATGACCCATTTTAGCATCGGGAGGACAATGTTGTTGTAAATCCATTCAAGTACATTTCCAATGGATTCCAGAATTGGTGCAAATGCACTTGTCAAATTACTGATAGATTCCAACAATGGATAGAAATCCAAGTTCGCCGCCCATGTCGCCGTATCTGCGGCAATCCTCTCAATGAACTGCATAACTACCACAAGAGCATTTGCAATATTCTGGATAATCTGCGTTCCGACATTATTCTTGTTCCATGCGTCAGCAAAACCGGAAGCAATATTTCCAATAGTTTTAAGCACATTCTGAGCAATCCTCAGCATGGTTGTAAGCATTGTCGTACCTGTGCCATTTGTCCAGACTTCTACAAGGCTCCTGCCTACACTCTTAGCGAGCTTTGCGATTCCCGACAAGGCTATCTGCGCCGCACTAATGGTGTTCTTGCCCTCTTTTTTCCAAGCGTCCTGAAATGGTTTCCAGAGCTTTTTTAAGAGCTTCGCAAGCTTTTCAGCTGATTTGCTGATTTTATCCAGAGCGGTTTCGCCCTCTGCTACTTTTCCGTAATCTACGTTGCTGACTGCGCTCGGAAGAGATATTCCGCCACCGCCACTGCCACTACCGGATGTCGACGGAGTTTTGCTTGCTGTTGATGATGCATCCTGTGTAGAATACCGATTAATCTCATCAAGTGGACTAAGATATCCTTTCGCCGCTTTTGCCGCATCTTTTGTGGCATCGGCTACGTCTTCTGTGGAATCTGCTAGCTTGCCGGCGTTGTCCGCTGCCTGTCCGTAAGCATCTGCCGTATCCTGCACGCCGCTTACATCACCTGTGAGACCTGCGCCGCTCGAGCTTGTGCTGCCAGAAGATTTCTTTCCAGTGATAAGCTCCGTGAAGCTTTTGAAAGCATTCGCCAAAGTTGCCAGTTTGCCTAGCAGAATATTAATAACTTTCAGAACAGGCGTGAAAATATTAATCAATCCCTGTCCGACTGTTGCCTTGAGAGACTGCAACTGCAACTGCATAACTCGAACCTGGTTCGCCCAGCTGCCTGAAGTACGGACGAAGTCACCAGATGCGGCAGACAACTGCTTCTGCACAAAAGCCAAGCGGAGAGCGACCTTCTCCTGTTCGGTCATAGCAGACGTGGTTTTGCCATAGCCGTTTGCAAGTGCATACTGGTCAAGTGCCGACTGGGTCATTACCACGCCGAGATCCTTGAGCGTTTCTGTTTCACCCGTAAATACGGATTTTAGCTTGATATAAGCCAAGTCCTGACTGATGTTGTAGAATGATGCCACGTCACCAGTCAGTTGTGTCAGGGCTGTTGACATGTCGTAAGCCTGTGCTTCTGAGAATCCGAACGACTTAGACATTGCTCCGAACGTTCCGACATACCGTTTTGCCATGGTTTCTGACAGTCCGGCAGAGGTCATGGCGTTCTTTGCGAATTCATTTACTTTGTCAGACATGGTGGTAAATGTAACATCGACCACGTTCTGCACTTCTGCCAGATCAGAGCCAAGTTCCACGCACTCTTTCCCAAACTGCACCAATTTGCCGACAGCAAATGCCCCGCCAATCAGCAAACCGATTTTTTTTACAGCACTTCCAAGGCCGTTAAATGACTGTTTTATAGCTGATACGCCATTTTGGACACCGGTTGTATCCATCCTGGTATCAATAATGACTGAGCCATCAGCAGCCATACATTCACCTCCTAACTATTTGAGGTTCAACATCTCATTCAGCTTATCTTTATAAGCTTGCTCTTCGTCGCTGAGACGTGTTTTTATATCAATAATGTTCTTATTTTCCTGATAGAATTTCTTTTCCCATTTATCGAGCTTTTCGCCCTTCACCTTTTTAGAGCGGATTCCAACAACCGTGTTGAACAGACATTCACCGGATTCCATGAAGTACCCGAAGAACGTCCACCAGTGCATATATGGTACGGATCTGATTTCTTTTCCGGCAACCTTGTTTACAGCTGGCACAATCATGTCTCCATCCTGTTCCCAATCCATCAAACGGGGCTTTGGACGGTTTGGATTATCGTCAGATTGTCCGCAGTCGATGAACTCCGATGCTTTTTGACAAGCTTCGTTCAGACACTCAGCCGGTATACTTTGCCAGTCCTCAAACAGAATCTGCAACATAACAACTGCTTTTGCCTGCTCGTCCAGCTCCGGGTCGTTCATGGCAATGAGAATGTCGATAATCACTCGAAAATCCGTCCTGATAGAAAAATCCACCCCACTTATGTTCAGTGAGGTGGGTAACTCATAGGCGGTCATTTTGCATATTTCTCCGTATACTTATTGACTGCTGCCTGCATTTTCTTTTTTCTCTTTTCGATTTCCGGTGCAATTGCTTCTGCGATCTTATCCAGAACGATATAAGCGAAAACCTGACCATTTCCGAAAACAGTGGTTGCGGTAATTGGTTCTTTAAACAGGTCTTTGGATGCTTCGTAGCCGAGCAGATAGTTGATTTTGTCTTCGATCTGCTTGTTCAGCTCTGCCATTTTTTTGCCGGAATCGACCTTCTGAATAGAATCTTTAAGCTGCTCAAAGTATTCTGTCAGTTCTTCTGCACGTGCTGCTACATTGATATCCGTCGGGTTCAGCTTGAAAGAAGAAAAGACTTCATCTTCATTGTTGGTGAATGTAAAAATGAGAATTCCATCGTCAATTTTGGTATTAATTACTTTTGCCATTTAGTGCATCCTCCTTGTATATGTGCTTATTCGCTGTCGGCCGTGAATGTACCGGAACTGATATCAAATTTTCCTTTTACACGCTCGCCGACATAGTTAACGGTAAATGGAATCTGATAACCGGATGTATCACCACCATAGGAGGTTGGCACAACATAACAATCCTGCTGATATGCTTCATACTTGCCTGCTGTAGCTTCTGTCCAAAGGTGAACCTCAACTGCTTTTGTCTTGAGGTTATCGTCTTTGAGACGTCCATCTACAATCTTCTGTAACGCTGTGAACAGATCAGATGTGGTGTCTGCATAAAACGGATCAGCGTCAGAAGAAACTTCGTAACCATTGTGCTTAAATGTGGATTCTCCAAGAATGTTTTTAGATGTTTCAGTATCTGGATTGAGTTCTACATTGTACTCTTCCAGATCCTTTCCAAGACGCTCATACTTCGGTGTCAGTCCTCCGCAGAGGGAGCCTGCATCAATGTAATGAGCCATATATTTACGGTCAATCTTGCCTGTAACTGCCATAGAAATGTCCTTTCTGCCTATAACTTTAAAGGCTGTGTAGGTTAGCGACTACCTCCAATTGATAGCCGGTTGTTACTTGTTATATTACTTCGTAAGTATTTTCGTAGCGTACTGATAATGGCAATAGCCAATCCTGCACACCACCCTCCTGTGGTTCTAAACCATAGGAGTTGTCACGGATGATGCGTTTTATCACTCGCCCCTGTGAAAGCTCAGGAAACGCATTTAAACGTGTCTCAGAGCCGTTTATGACAACTGGTTCCCGGCATATCCATTTACCGAGATTGTCAAGGAACTTCTGAACAGATAGCTTCTGCCGTTCTTTGTCAGATGCTGTTCGGTATACCACATAAAATGGATACTGGCATACTTGGTGCATCACGCCACAGACGTCTTCTTTTTCTGAATAAACCAAAGCACCGTTGTCCGCTGAGAACGCAATTCCCGATTCTTTGCCAAGTTCCTCAAATTTGATTGTTCCATTTTCGTACAGTCCTGGATACTGGTTCAGAAGTGCTTTCATGGCGTCTGTCAAAATCTCATATCCGGTTGCATCTTTTCCGATGGGTTTATCCGCCATGTCTGCCACCTCCTGCCTGCGCCTTTACTTTACGAATCCATGTACTGCCGTATTGCCGTTTAGCGGCGTCAAACCACTTTGCCTGTGCCTGTGGGTGAGCCTGTTTGGTGTATTCAAGATTCTCCTTTGCAGCTGTCTGGCCAGAAAACTGACTAACAAGAACCTTCTTTGCTCCACGTCTTGCGTAGGGACTTCCAGTTGCTTCGTCAACCATTCCTTTTCCCTCATACAGAAAACGTCCATAAGGAGCAGCCGCAGCACACACAAGTCCAGTTCCTTGCAATGATGTGCTTTCAATTCTTGTCCGATTGATGAAATTTCCAGTAATCATTGGCATAAACGGAACCATACTGTCCATAACCATTCCATCAAGGAGATACTGGGCTTCTTGATACTGCCTGGAAAATCTGTCCATATTTAGTTTGATTTTCATATCTCCATCGACTACGGAGAAACCTTTAAAATGATGAATCTTACTCATATTACTTACCCAGAATCTCAAAATGTGGAATCAGTGTATACGGACCGCCTACACTGGTAATCTTGAATACGTTATCCTTGTTCTCGTTCATGTACTGATAGAATCCGCTCCGATAATCACCATCAGTTACCGTCCCACCAGTCCACTCGCCCTCCCAGAAGAACGATTCATCTGAGAATGTGATAGTATCCTCTAGAGCGTTGTTAATCTGCCTTTTCCACTCTTTAGGCGGAATCCATGGGAGAATCTTACCGTTTTTATCAGTAATGGTTATATCGCCGTTCTGGACGGTATATCGAACGTGTAACTGTGCGTTGTCAGTTGCGTCTGGTCCGTACTTTTTAAGAATTGCCCCCTTGTCCGTAATGAGGTCGACACTGGATAAAACATGAGGATACCAGTACGCATCTTTTGTTGTGGCACTTTCGTAATAATTGAAAATCGTCACCGTTTTTTCGTACATGATATCCTCCTATCCTTCACATATTGCTTTTGAAAATCTGTCGTGGAACGCTTTAATTCTAACAATATTGCCTTTGCACTCTTCCGGCACTTTCCCATAGAAAATAATGCTTTCCGGATGCAATCGTTCAATCATGGCGTTATACCCTGACAAGAATAGGCACTTTTTGCCCTTACTGTTCATACAGCCTACTGAACTGACCGCCACTGTTCCACCCTCTGGCTCCCCATCGAAACACCAATCGTAAGAATCCGGTGTACTCCATGAGATTGTTGGAATCACACGGCAACCATATTCTTGGAGATATGCGCCTATCCAGTGTTTGCGGTAATGGTTGTATATCTGGATAGCTTTCGGGAAATCGGTGTAGGTGCTGAAATCTGGCGTCAAAATGTACCGGAATCTGCTCAGCTTGCCCACGTACCTGTCTGGATTTCTCCACAGTGCATCGAATTGGTAATCATCTAAGAAGAAATGAACCGCTTTCTCTTCTGGATTACTGCATTTTCCTCTGGCGTAATTGAAACCAACAAATTCGCAGTTGCCCTCAAATAATTCCGGTTCTATCTGCGGTATACCGTATTCGCCGACACCAGGGAAGATGCGGCGGTTCAGATTTTCGTAAGCTATGCTTGTCTCTTTTTTTGCCATAGGCTATTTTCTTCGACGTCTGCGGCGGTTTACGCGGTTGACTTTTGCATCTGCTCTCGAACCACTGGACAGCGTCCTGTTCGATGCTGTTTCTCTGTCTAAGAATGTATTTGTCGCCTTACGATCAGCCTTATACGCTTTTTGATCTTTTCTCATCTCAGACGCGGAGATATTTTTCACAGTAGCGCCGTTGGATGCTGCTCTTTTTTTGAATTCACTCGCAGACATATTCAGCGGAGTAGGCTGTGGCGCACCACCTATTCCAATCTGATAGTAGTGCCGCCCGTTCTTGTTTGAGAAATAATACCTCGTTGTTTCGCCATTTCTGATTACATCAAGTCCGCTGGTTCCGCTGGAACTTAGTCCACTACTTCCACCACGTCCACCCATAAGATCACTCTTTCTGCACTGTCTGCTTAATAACCTGATTCACACCAGTTGCCGACAATCCGTTAAACATGCCGACTGCAACTGCTGTTATATAATCCGTTGCCGGGAAATCCGGGATAACTCCCATTCCGACAGCTCCAAGAATCCCACCAATAACCGCCATGATTACCGGAATCCATTCATCAGAGATTCTTTTTGATGCTTTACAGCCCATCCCTACGATGTAGCAAATCATAACGATTGCTATACATGAGCCTAATGTTGAAATATCCATAATTTTCACCTCACATCTGGAATACCAAACTGTTTGTATGTACCTGTAAATGAAAACTGTTTTCCACATTTACAGCAAGTTTCCGTAATGGTGCAAGTCTTTTCTTTGTCATTACATTTTGATTCGGCAGGACTTTTGAATTTATGCCCGCCAGTTAAAAAGCACATTACTTTATTCATATTAATTACACTCCTGCATACAATACTGGTATTCCATCATCCGTCCTTACTCCCATCAGAAGCGGTAAAGCTGTCTTTAAGAGCAAGTCGTTCGTTTTCTGTATATCTCCGGCGGCGGCATACACCGCACTCCATTCCTTTGCGCTTGCCCCAATCTGCTGAGGTGTGGCATAAGAGATAGATTCACTACCAGAGGATACAGATGTTACAATGCCTGTTGAAATGTTTCCGACATTTATGCCGGTTACATTTGCCGATGCCTGATTGATAGCATTCTTCTCGGCAAGCTCAATCTGATACATTAATTCAGCCAATGAACAGACCGCCTTTTTGATGCGTTTCTGTGAGCGTTCGTTTGTTGGCAGTCCATCCACCAGCCTGTCAAATGTCATCGTGTCTATAAAATCACTGGCTTTTTCTGACAGTCGCGGAAAGTCGGTTTCTGGCACGACTGAGCCGAAATATGAAGTTGTGTAAAATTCATAATCTACATAAGCCATGCCAGTTACCTCCTACGTTTATGATTTTGCTGTTACGCTTGCACTTCCGGCATTCAGTGCCTTGTACGTTCCATCACACTCAACCACTGTAATCTTCTGTCCGGTTGCTGCCTTGATGTCAGCTTTTCCGTCCCAAGAAGTCCAGTTCCTGAGGTTCTGTCCATATCCAACAGTTACTGCGTCTGTTGCAACTTTGTATTTGTATACGTTGTTGGAGTTTTCCTTAGCCGGATTTACAGTGATTTTTGTATCACCAGTTGCTGTTCCTGCCGCAGATGTTACTGTCAGACTTCCGAGTGTCGGTGTCTCATCAATGGTGATTACTGCGATTGCGTCAATGTACTCTGCAAAAAGAGTAAGTCCCATAACCGCAAATGCTTCGGACACGGCGGTGTGGTAGTTTCCCTGAGTGTGGAATCCGATCAGGTTTGTCTCACCAGATACAGTGTATACCAGACCAGCTCTTGCGAAGTCAGATTCGTTTGGATCAACATAGTAAAGTACAATGTTCTCGACAGGAGTAGCAATAACCTGTCCTCTTGGAATCTCACTGTCAGATAACAGGAAGATGGTATTGAACCCCATAAAGTCTTTCATGTACTGGAATCCGAACTGGTTCTGAATAGTGATTTCAGCTGCTCCGAGGTATTCATATACGTCCAGAATATTGACAAATCCAACAACGCCTGTCACATTTCTGTGCATCTGTTTGAATTTATTCTCAACACGGCCTTTAGCCATTGCCAGAGCCATCTGGAATGTAGTTTCTGTGGAAGTAAGCGTACCGGTTTTCAGATAGTCATAGAATCTGCCGGTAACATCACTCTGAAGCTGGAAAAGGAATTCATCGTCAGTCATCTGAACGGCGTTCTCATAACCGTGATCCTTGATCGCTTCGATAGATACAGCCTTTGCGTACTTTTCGATAGTCATTTCCGCATAGTTCTTTTCTTTTACGGTAAACTTGCTGTAAGGGATTTCCTCACCCTCACCAACATTTCCACTCTGCAAAGTACCCTCTGCGTATTTGGACTTGAGTACAGCACCCGGCTGTTTTTTGATAGGTCTCATAATGCCCAGGATGTCACGTAAGTGCTGCCAGTTTCTTTCAAATCTGGTGACGAAGTCAATCTCACGTGCCGTTACCTGGATATCATTACTCATAATAAGATTAGCTTTTGCTGCCATATAAAATCCTTTCTACCCATATTTTTTAAGGTATTGGGTTAGCGGCTATACTCTGATGTATAGTCGGTGTAAAAATCACTGGAATAACTGGATATTCTGAGCAATTGCAGCCTGTCTTTCGGACGGGTCTTTGATTGCTTCGATATCTTTCTTTGTCATGCTTCCCGGTGTCTGCTGCTGTCCAACGTGAGTGGTAAATCTTGCCTGATTCTGCTGAGCCTGCTGCTGAGATTCGTCCACGAAAGCGGATGCATCAGACTGTTTCATCTGTTCGATCAGGTCATTTAATCCAAGGATTTTACCGTCTTTCAGTTTAAGACCTGCTTCCTTGATGTCCGCCATAACAGACTTCTTAGCTGCTTCACTGGAAAACTTAACATCGTCGAGTGCCGCTTTCAGAGCATCTGAGAAATCACGGTCATAGATTTTCGCATTGAATTCTTTCTCTGCATCTGCCACTTTCTGTTTCCAAGTCTCTAACTCGCTTTTGACATTTGCCGGGTCGATACCGTCAAAACTTTTTAAGGTTTCCTCTGCTGTCTCAGCGCGTTCTTTCCAGTCATCTCGTTCCCCCTCGACTTTCGACATGGTTTTTGCTACTTCTTTGGCATTCTTGTAATGCTCAGAGAGTGCCTTTTTCACATCTGCCTGTTTGTCCTCCGGGATTTCAATTCCAAATGATTTAAGTGTGTCAATAAGTTTCTGCATATATATCCTCCTGGTCGTGTTTATTGACCTGCCGCCGCAGGTAAGTGGATTAAGCCAGTTAGACCACTGGCAGGGTAACGGTGCATACACGATTCGAACGTGTGCAACATTTCTGTTGGATAGGTTAGCAACCTATTCTGCTACCACTACAGCAATGCACCATATTCAACCATGATTAGGATTTCTCCTTATTCACCATACTTGCAACCATATTCAGCCACTGTGACGATAAGTCTGAGATTTCGGGAGCGACCCTGAGCTTCTTACCGCGGTCAAAGCACACATGGGAGTGTCACCCATAAATTTCACGGTTCTTTCAGAAAATGTTTTTCATAGCAGGAAAATTTTTCTATGAATTGCCATACCGCTACTTTAACGAATCTCTTGTGTTATACCCTAATTTCTCAGGTTCAAGGCAAATCAGCTTAACGAGATTTCCGTTTAGTCCGTGGTCTCTCACACCACTCACATCAACGGATTATTCTTGCACAGCAAGCGTCTATTGTACGCCGACCACAAGGATTCTGCTTTTGGTCTCTTTATGATGATACACTACAAGGTGTGTTGGAAGTTTCTTCCTCCTCTAACAGAATCACTTCTGCTAAAAAGATGGTTGATAGTCCAGTATCCCGAACTACTCTATCTTACATAACCCTGTATCTCAGCTAGACTGAAAATCTATCTGCACTGAGTTAATCATGTTTGAAATCGGAAAGGGTGGACTCGAACCACCGGCGTCAAGGACTATGCGTCCTCCGCTCTCCCAACTGAGATACATTCCATTATGCTTTTCGGACCGGCCTCCAGTCAACAGGATAAGCAATAACCTTTTCCCATGGGTTGTTTGAGCATAGTCGCAAGTAGTTTCTGTTCTTCCATTGATATCATTGGTTTCTGCACAACTGCTTCTATGCAAATTCAGCTGAATCATAGACCGTCTGCAAGCAAACAGCATAATTCTAACCGAATAATGGGAAAGATAGGAATTGAACCTATAATGTTTACCGCAAGGGAACGGATTTACAGCCCGCCGCAACACCGCCAATCGTTGCCGCTTTCCCATAACCCGGATTCCCGGGTTAGCAAGGTATTTAACGTGCTATGCCTAAACACGAGACGTTTCGGGCTACGTCAACACCGCCTATACGGTCGCGCGCCTCTGCACGGGTTGAATTCCACTGTTCAGTTATATGCTCACAAGGAGGTATGCCGCCATGCACTAGCGGCAATGATACGTGTCGGAAATTGCATCCGCTTTTCAACCTCCAGATTCCACCCCGAACCTGTTTCTATTAAGGACACGCATCTGCTTAAAGAAAGGAGGAAAGCAATAAAAATGTCTATGTCAAGCATTTCTGCTTACAAATCTTCCCTACGAATATATTGTATCACAGAACCTTCAAAAAGTTGTGGTACATGTTTTGACTAATTAGAGCATATCCCGGAGTTTTTCCACGTATCTTTTAACAAGATCACGTTCTTCCCGGCACTCTGCGTCCTTGGACATATCGCTCATTTCTGTTGTGAGTTCGTCCAGATGTTCTTCCAGAGCGGCGAGCATCTTTCTTTTGCAGTCCTCAGATTTACCGGAACGATAGCTCTGTTTCTGCGTCATATAGTCGTCATAAGCATCTCGTCCGTCAGAGCGGCTGTAATGCCCTCTGACATAATGCTCACCACGTCTGGCGTAAGAGCTACCTCTGTCGTAATCTGGCATCATTCTACCGTCATTTGCGCTGTACCTCCCCATGCTGTCACGCTTTCTTCCACGTTCGCTGTAATCGTTATTGTATCCGCCACGCATCTCATCAAGGACAGTGTTGTAGTACTCTACTTTCTTATCCCAGTATTGAGTATTCTTGATATCTTTGTACATATCAATCAGCTTGTATGTCATTTCCAGATTTCCGGTGGTCAGTCCATTATCAGCGATTTTAGAAAGCTCGTCTTCAATTCTTGCGCATAAATCTTTAATATCTCTCATAACTGCACCTCCTACGCTTCTCTGGTCACGACAATGTTTGCGTTCGCAACAGAAATAGCCTGACCGCTTGTGTTTTCTACCGCAATATTAACGCAGCATCCACGAGGTACATCAATATAGATGCCAGAGGACACATTGTTGTACTGATCCACTGCTGCCGGCGTGGAGATCATCTGAGAAGAAAGAACCGGCTCACCAGAAATTGCAATAGCCAGAGAGATAGCCTCGACAGTACCGCCTGTTGGAATTGCGATATTGCCAGAAAAATCCACGAAGAATCTCGCTTTACACTGATTAGTCAGTCCTCTCAGTGTGATAATTCCACTTCCCTCTGTGGCATACCGGAAACGTCTGTGGATTTTATGTAGAACTTTTCGCTTTCACTGTCCATCAGTAGAACGCTTGTCCCGGGTGCTACCAGATAGGATTTTGCGCCGACTTCGCCAGATACCCACAAAATACCATTGTTATTCTGCTGGGGTTGCTGTACTGGCTGAGTTGGCATCTGGACAGGCTGTTGCTGGAACTGATTCATCTGTCCCGGAACACCAAAACTATATTGATAAGGATTATTATATAATGCCATCTCGTACACCTCCTATGACTTATTCTATGACTTATTCTATGACTTATTCTATGACTTTCTATAGCTATATTTTTGCATAGATATATCAATCTAAAAAGTTCAAAAAAGTGTCATAAAAGTATTGACATATCACCCGTTGAGTGATATTATAATATCAGAAAGAGGAACGAGAAAGCATGGAAGGAAGCAAAGAATATGTGTAAAGAATTACCGGAACTGGTTGGCAGTTCAAAACAGATTGCCTGGGCTGAGGATATTCGCAAGAAGATGATCGAGTATGGAAACAGTTGCATTAATTTTCATGAATCCAAAGGTAGAAAGAAAATGCCGGAGCGCATGAAAAAAGCCATGGAAACTATTTACGAGATCAAAGAAGCAAAATGGTTTATCGAAAACCGTTATTGCGCTTACAGTCCAAGAGAATTAGACGTTGAATTAAATAGCGATATTGATTGCGAAAACAATATTTGCGAAAGAAAATTTAAAGAAGCTTTGAGCGATTATGAAGAAAAGATGGAGCGGAAATAAGATGTTAAAAAAATACGATTATGAAGAGTTTTTGAACATGGTAAAACACGATCTTGAGAATCAGGAGAAGTCGAGCCTTTTACCATTTGATTTTCCGAATGAAACAGAATTGATTCCTCCGGTTAGAGATAAGGAGATAATTGATACAGTGTATCATCTTCTGTCTGTTTGTCCAGATTATTATATTGATACCTCAATAGAATTAGATAATAAATATAATATGTGGCTTTGGAGCAAAACGTATAAACAAATTGAAGTTTTATTTCCAGATCTTAAAATAGAACAGGTATATAGTATAGTTAGATATGTCAGAACTAGATTTATCTATGACGAAATGAAGAGAATGAAATCCGATACAGGAAATTTATGCTCCTATGTCGTTTACTCTGATTCAGACGAGAAGTTTGTATTGAATGAGCGTTGTCCAAAGATATTTTTGCAGCAAACCTGGGTAGAGGAAGATGATGAAGAGTTTTATTTCAGGATTCTTCCGTCCTCAATGGGATTCTTTTCTTACCAGGTGAGAGAGGAGGACGTTTTTCCTGAAAAAGTTTCTCCAGATCCTCTTGATTTTCACGAAATTAGAGCACTATCTGGACTTACGCAGCAAGCTTTTTCTGAAAAATATGGTATTCCTAAAAGAAGCATAGAAAACTGGGAGGGTGGTAAACGTAATCCTCCAGAATATGTGATAAAACTGCTTGAAAGGATTGTAAAAGAAGATTTTTGTTAAAAAAATGGGAGAAGAAGAGCGGAGGATAAGACAAATGAAATATAATGTGATTAGTAAGGAAGCAAAAATAAACCCGGTAACGGGTCAAGAAATCCCAGTGGAAACTTTTACCGGGCCATATACAATAGTTGGGCATGATACAGAAAAATTCTATGTCGTGCATTCCAATAACGGGAACTATTGCCCGGAAGATGTGGAGGGATGCGCCGATATAGCGCCCCAGATAACAGGGTTTGAAAAAGTCCTGTATAAAGTAACAGCTTATTAAAAATAAGCCCCTGAGAGATAATCCCGGGGGCTTTCATTTTGTTTTAACACACTTTGATTATTTTATTGTTTACCCGGCGGCTTAATCGCTTCGCCGTGGATATGCTCACGTTCATCTGTTCGGCGCAGTATTCGAGCGTATATTCTTTGCATCTCAGCCGGAACAGTTTTTCTTCGTCCGGTGTAAAATTACACTCTATCAAGAACCTGTCTATATCTTTCTTAGTGAATACATATAACTTCATGAGCATACCCCTTACTAATGCTAACGTTGATTCTGCGCAAGATAATTTGTAAGCTTCTGTTTTGTTTTTTTTAATTCTTCCACATTATTCCCACTGATTTGGCTATCCAGCATAGTCGATAACACTTCCAGAATTAATGAGTCACGTTCTGCAATTCTCTGAAGACTTTCATAATCTCGCTTGTCATGTTCTTCCAGTGTCTCTACTCGCTTATTGAGTCGAAACGCCGGGGTAATCCACTTAAAGATTACGGCTGCCGCCCCTCCGACAATAGACACCCCTCCGCAGATAGAGAGGAAAATCTGTACAAATTCTGATATGCTCATTTAGCTACTCCTTTTCCCAGTAATATACTGGAATCTCATTACCGCTATCCCATGTATCGAAATATTTGCCCTCTTGTACTGTCACCACATGGCCATCTATACAGAGAATGTATGTGCCTGTCGGATGGTCTGTACAGAAGTCGTTGACTGTATAGATATATCGCTCTGATTGTTCAATCAGCTTGCGTCTGTATCCATGCTTATACAGATACGCTCCCCAGACATAATTTGCACTTGGCATATCTGACAGAGCACACGC